AAAGAAGATAGTCCTATACTTAGAGATTTATCTACAAAAGAAAGAAAGCACTTAAAAAAGGTTTTACAAGCAGCAGAACCTTCTGAATATTTTGGTCAAGACTTCACAAAAATGGGAGAATTGATTGACTTAATGAAAGAATTAGACTTGGTTAAAGGTGACAAAAAAATGCAAAAGAAAATGAAAAGCATGACAGAAAAAAATGTTGATGTTGTTGCTTTAGCCGCCAAACTCAGAAAATCTTACGAAGAAATTTATAGAGAACTTCGTGAAATTATTTATCCTAAAAGTAAGGGGTTGAGAAAGAAATGAGTAAAATGGATTATGCGAAAGCAAACAAAGAGTTGCGTAAACATATTGAATTACTGCTTGACCATTTTGATAATCAAGATGAAGAAGGTTGGAACAAACTACTAAAAATTGCAAAATTTGTAGTGGAGGTTGATTATAAATGAGTGAAACAAATGAAACACTAGAAGTTCTGAAATTGTTAGTGGAGAAAATCCAAAAGTTAGAAGAAACTGTTTATCATAATGATAACGTATTGATGAAAGCCGGGCTTGTAAAGGTTGATAGTCCAACACCTAGTATGATTGGTGGCGGAGATGGAATTATTCCAGATTCTAAGTCTATTGCCAAAATGAGTTGGGATGAAATTAACACATTGGTTACTAAATTAGGAGGCGGAACAATATGAATACCGACCAAATTTTGAAAAAGTTAAAAGAGATTCAAGTTGATGCATTTAATAATGTCCATAGTGCTGAAGAAGAAAGTGAACTTCAATTGGAATCTGCAACAGAAGAACATAATTGTGAACCTGCTGGTGGAGAAGAAGTTAAAATTACACGACCAAAGGCAGAAAAAGTTCCTGAGATTAAAACCTTAAGTCGAACTACACCTATGGACGGAAGTAAAGGGGTTCCTGAAAAGATTTACGTCACAGATGGGACAGTTAAATCTATTACAATTGAATCTATTCAAGCACAGTTAGATGATTTAAAAAAGAATATGGATGGGGATAACTGGGGCGGTGAACTAGGAAGAGTTTTAACTGCCGCTGAAGGTATTTTAAGAGAATCCGCAGCAAATCCTGAAAAATATCAGCGTTATCAAAATGAGTTAAAAATGTTAAAATTTGAACTTAAGCGTAAACAACCTGAGTTAAAATCATTAAAGCATATTGTAGAAATGTTCCCTGAAGGAATGTGATTACAATGAGTTGGGAAGATATACTGTGTTCTAAACCAAAAGAAGAATATGCACACGCTTCGGTGGGCGCAACAAATCCAAACGATAGAACTTACACAAAAGAAGAATTGAAAGATTTAGATGATGTTGTAGTTTCAAATGGAGATACTGCTAGACAATATGCTCAGGGTTTTGGTAAAGTAATAGTCCCTGATATATTTAATATGATGCACGAAAAGGAATATGATATGCTAACATGGGTAACTAATGATGTAAGAAAGGTTGCTTTTGAAAGTGTTATGGAAGAACTTAAGGATGCTATGAGAAAGTATTTTAACATAGAATAAATGTAGGTGATTAAAATGCCACTAAGCGGTCTTAAATTGTCAAAGGAAAAGAATCCTCTTTCAAGGAGGATTCAAAGTATTTTCGAGGAAGTTAGAGCATCTTATCTTTCGGCTAGACAACAGCCAAAAGAATATAGTAAAGACTGGCAAAAAACTGTTGACAAGTTAATAAATATTAATTCAGATATTGACGAACTTAGCAGGCAATTAAAGACTGTTATCGAAGAAAAAGAATTACAAAGTAATGAGGCTAAAGACCCATCATCATCAACCGCTCAAAGTATCTATAATGGACTTAAAACACTAAGATACGATAGTGATTATGTTAAAGACCCGTTTAGTAAAAAGTTCGGAAAAGACGTTCTTGAGGAGTTATTGGAGAATAAAGCGCAACTTGCTCTATTTATCCATTGGGCAATCAGAAGTGACAGAAACGCACTTCCTAGAGAGTTTTGGGAGGAATACCTGCCCGAAGGTGATAAAATAACCGATGGGTATGAGGGTCTTGACCTACATGAGAAGGCGATAGTGCCGTTCATTACTGAGCATTATGGTGATGAGAAAAATAGTCAAGGGGTTAAAGCAAAAGTTAAGGGGTCTATGTCCCTATTTAGGGATTTATACACACGTTTCTATTCCAAATCCGAGTGGGATGATTTGCTCGGCCTCGATATAGAGAAGGCAGAAAAGAAAGAAAAGGATATTAACTTCCTTGTTCCTAATAAACCAATGTATAGAATTTTTGATGTTGAGGATATTAATGAATTGAAGGGATTTACTGGTGATTGGTTAGTCCAAGAGAAATATGATGGTATGCGAATACAATTGCATAAAATTGATGATAAGGTTAAAATTTACTCATTCAATGGTAATGATATTACAGACAAATGTCCGGAACAAGTTAAAATTCTCGAAGAAAAGAAATTCGGGGAATGTATTTTAGATGGGGAGTTAATGTTAGCGACTAAGGAAAAACCACTTCATCGCGCACAAGTAATTGCTCATGTGTTTAAAGATAAAAAGACAGATGGTGAATTAAAGATTCATGTTTTTGATATTATGCGCCATAATGATAGGGATTTGGCAGATTCTATATTACATGACCGAATTAATATTTTATTCCAAAACTACTCAATTCATTCTGATGAAAAACTACAATTCCCATCTAAGAAAGATACTAGAATTGCTGATAGTTTGAAAGATATAGAAAAATATGGTAAAGAGATTATGAAAATTCCAACATCTGAAGGTGTTGTGATTAAAGACCTTACTTCTACATATATTAAAGGTGCCAAAAAGAATCCCAAATGGATTAAATGGAAGAAATTTGTAGACTTAGACCTTGTAGTATTAGATAAGAAAACTACAAAATCTAAATTAAATTCTTACACTCTTGGTGCTGGTCCACTAACTATTGAAGAGGCCCGCAATTTACAATCTGAAAAAGTAAATGATAGATATTATTTAAATGTCGGGAAGGCTCTTAATACTAAGATTGATGTCGAAGTTGGTAGCATTGTTCGTGTTAAAGTTGATGAAGTTAAGAGGAATAGAAAGGGTCAATATAGAGTATTTACTGCAAAGGTTATTGAAATTCCTGAAGTTGAACAACCGGATAAATTAATCACTTTAGAATTGTTGGCTGGTGAAGGTGACGTTAAAAATTACAAAGCAAAAGCATTAGAAAAAGGATATTCTATTACCGATGATATACATGGTGAAACAGAAGTTATTCTTAAGCATGATTTAGATGGCTTTACAATTTATGGGTTTAAAGATAATAACTTAATGGCTAAAAACGCATTACTTGATTTAGACGTTGTTAAAGAAGAAATTACTGAATTACTTAAGGCTAAAACCGGCCATTTAAGAGCAGGGATTATTCAAATAATTAGAGATAATGATAATAATATGGAATTAGAAAGTATTATAGAAGAAATACAAAAAAGAAAAGAGTTGAAAAAACTGTTTGATGATTTGTATAGTGGCGACATTAGAAAATTTGCAAAAGATATGAAAAATAAATTTAATGATATTATTTCTATAGGGAATGCTAATTTTTCCACAATTGATAATAATCAGTTATTAGAAGAAGATTTTAAAGTAAACGAAGGGGTTATTGTGAAAGAATATAAAACCCCTGAAGAATACAGAAACGGTGATTTTAAAGTATATCTTAGAAAAGACAGTAATCTTAATTTAACTTTCCATTTAGGAGAAGAAACTATTGGTTGGGAAATTCAGATTGATTCGATTGATAATGTATTCGACTTATTTGGAAAAGCAGGTAAATATCCTGCTAGAGTCCAAGAAACTGTTTCAAAGGAAAAATTAATTGATGAGGGTGATGTAGAGTTAGGTGTGCAAAGGCATGGTTATCACGAATACATTCTAAAAGGTAAGAAATTTGATACTAAATTGCATTTGAGGGTTATAGAAATGAAAGGCCAAAAACAATGGATAGCATTTTCGAGTTTTGTCAAAGAACCCGTAGAATCAAGCACAGATGATGGAATATGGGATATTAGAGAGGACAAGAACAAGGATTTGTCCTTTGATACGCTCGATTAGGTTTTCCTTTAAGTAGTCAATTGGAGATGGTGATTCATGGCGAGCGCATCGCTGCGACTAAATGCAACAATTAAACCGAATGTCAATTCTGATTTTCAAATAATTAAATCTGACGATTTGTATATTGGTGGGTATGCGTCTATTGAAATTGTTGATAAGCAAAACGATTTAATTACTCTCGATGCTTTAAATGATGCTGTTAAAAAGTTCATGAAAGCGCCTAGATTTACTAATGTTATGAGTAATCATTCTAATGTTCAAGTTGGAGAAGTTGTTAAAGAACACCGTGATTCCACAGGACGTTTATGGAAAACTGATGTTGATGATGTTGGATTTTTCGTTGTAATTAAATTAAGAGATGATATTGAAAAGGCTAAAGAAGTTAGTCGAGATATTAGAAAAGGTACACTTCGTTCGTTTAGTATTGGAGGTCAAGCACTTGAAAAGCGAAAACGGACGAATGATGAACTTGGAGCGTTTAACGAGATTAGTAAATTGGAATTGCATGAAGTAACTATTTGTGAAAAAGGCATTAATCCAGAAGCAAAATTCGATATACTC